AATCGCCTTGAGGGTGATGTTGTCGGTCACGGACAGATCGTTGTACGGACTGTCGAAGGTCAGGTAATCGGACATGGGATTGACGCCAGGATCGCCTTCGGTGGCATGGGACCCGTACATGAAGTCGGAGAAGTCGAGCGTGCCGAAGCCGAGCATAGCGCGCCAGGTGGCGGTGGTTGATCCCATCGCTTTGGGGGCTTCAGCGGGAAGGCGCATGGTCAAACCGGCGTATACCGGGAGCATGAGCTTGGCGAGCTGGATCAGGTTGATACCGGGGACGGTGGAAGCGACGTAGCCGGAGGTAGCAGCCTTCTTCAAGGTCTTGATACCTTCTTCGACTGGAATTTCCGAGCTTTCCAGTTTGCGCATGATTTCCTTGCCGGTGCCGATGCGACCGATAATCGCCTTCTGAGCAGCTGAAAACAGGGCGTCGAATTTCACCTGGTCCTTGCCGGCGATCATCTGCGCTTTATGCAGGTCTTCGGTCAGCAGGGCATTGACGAATTCGGGGACTTTGGAATTGACGTCTTCCTGGTTGTCGAACAGCAGGGTGGGAACGGGCGGGCGAATAGAAGCCGGCTCATTGCTTTTCTGCATATCGGTGGGTACGGAGCTGATCCCATCGGAAGGAGCACCGGTGGAGGTCTCGGTTGAAGCTGAGGTTGAGCCGGTGGATTCGGTGGTGCCGGTGCCGGCAACCGTGGAGGGAGAGGTCTCGTCAGAGACGGTATCTCCGGCCACATTCAGCACGGCCAGCAGTTGATCGATGGTGCTTTCGTCGACCTGACCGTCGCCGGCCTGGTCTTTGAGTTTGGAAGCCAGTCCCTGGGCTGAGTTGATGATCCCAGAAGCATCTGCCTTTTTCAGAATAGGTGTAGCCATGATATTTTTACTCCTTGTTCACTTTCAAACGATTTGGTTTTTTGACGGGGATCATCCGATGGGATTGGTTATCCAGGGATGTGTCTGCCTTCTTGAGTTCGGCCATCAGTTCACTGACAGCCGCCTTTACTTCGGCTTTGATCAACGCGCCCATTTTGGGCAGCATCGCTTCAAAGTCAGCGCTCAAATCGCGGGTATTGACCGCGTGCGTTTCGAGGGTTTCAGTTGCCGGCGTGGTTCCCGGCGTCAGCTCCAGGGTGATATTCGGCATGGGCATCTGTTCCATCGAGATGGGGTCAGGGTTGGATTGCTTGTTAGCATCCAGCCTGATTTCAGAGGTGGAGATTGGCGCGGCTGGTACAGCTTTGGCCAGATCGGTAGAAGCCGGGACCGGGGTGTATACCCTGTGCTCGGTCACTTCGATGGGGTCGCCGAACTGGATCACGCCGCTTTCGTCTTTCGAGTAGGTAATGACGTACTTTTTTCCTTCGGCGTTACAGACGACCTGTTTGCCGTCGAAGGTGTCGATGTAGTAATTCGAATAGAGCGAGACTGCGACAAGACCCGTGTTCGTGTTGGTGTGTGTTGCCGGATAGACTTCGTTCAACCGTACGCTAATCGCCGTGTAGAGTTCGGTGCTGGTTTCGCCCAGTCGAATTTCACCGCCCTTGTTAGCCGGCTCGAATTGCATGTCGACCGGTTCAGCTCCGTCCGCTTTGGTCAGCTGGAAGGTGGCCGAAGGGGCGCAGGGACTATCCACGATGGAAATCTCGACCGGGTTGGCGGTGTAGCGGAAATAGCCGGGGTGAGTAGCGTCCAGCCAGCGGTTGGCGTAAGAGCCGCCCACGGAGAATCCGGTGTAATTGCCCTTCTTGACCTTTTCCTTCTCGTTGGCATCGTCAATTTCAGCGCCAACCCAGAAGCCTTTGTTATCGTCGTCAGGGCGGAATTCGATCAGGTGGCCGGCGACGATATCGCCATGTTGGGCGCGCACGTTGCCTTTGGAAATTCCACCTGTCGCTTTGAATATTTTGTTTGACCATCCGACAAACTTCGGCTTCGAGGTAAGGTAATCCATTATTTCGCCGGCATGATCCGGTTCCTCGATGGCGCCATAACCCCACAGGGTGACTTTGTCGCCGTCCACCTCCACCTTTTTCAAGGGGATAAATGTTTGCATTGGCCAGGGTGATTTTTTATTATCAGTCATGTCAAAAGCTCCTTAAACGAAAACGGCCAGACCTGAGATTGCTCTCTGTCTGGCCGTGTGTCGTAGTGGTTATAACTACCGGGTCACGTCCTAAAATTACGTACGTTTCGAACGTACAAAAACATTATACAACAGATTATTATTTTCGATCTACCTCTATTGCAAAAAACCGCCAACCATGATTTGCGGTTGGCGGTTTATATTTTCTTATTTTTTATCGTTGTCTGCCGGATCTTTTCCGGTCAGATTATTGATAAAGTCTTGGAGTTCTTCATCAGTCGGATCTTTGGGAAGAATTGAGAAGACAACCTTCCCTTTATCCGTATCAGATTTATTAAGTTCCTCGCGTCCGCTCACCTTTACCTCCTTGCCTTTCTCGACGTCCTCGGGTTGATCCAATAGCATTGTTCCCTTATATTTACTGTAAATATAGTTTATTTCTTCATCGGTGAAATTATCCGATAATATTTCCCTGACGCAAACATCTCCACCGGGCTTCAAAGGCGGAAATTCTGGCAAGCTCGCGGCTAACCGATCCATGCCGTCTTTCTCGAAGTCTTCTAGTCTCTTTTTAAGATCCTTAATTTGCTCAGGTGTTAATTTCTTATTAGGCAAATCGTTCCAATCGATTTTGAAGCCTTTCATCCTGCCCATCCTTCGATTAATGATTGTTAATCTTTTCTGCAATTAAGGTACCAACTGCTTTTGCGACTGGGCGAGGGTCTGGGTTATTTTTATATTCAGCCCACGCTTCTGCTACAAACTCTTTGATATTTTTACCGGCATAAACAGATAACTGGTCGCTGATTTTTTTTGCTTTGCGCAACGTTGAATAGAGCTTGGTAACCTCCGGAAGGGAACTGATGTTGTAATATTTATCAATGCAATGCGCCATTTCGTGGTCAACAATGAACTTAGTAGTGTTACACCCAACAGGGTGAAAATTTGTATTGACATCGTGATTTAACCGTATTTCCAATTCGGTTCTATTGAATTTTTCTGAAATAAAAATGCCTTTCCTTTTACGGTTATCGTCGAAATCAGCATACGCGTAAGAATTTCTTGGGGTTTTCTTGGCATGAGCTCTCGCAAACGAATATGCATATTTATTGATTTGATCTTCGCTGTACCCCATATTCCTAAGTATTTCACTGGCTCCAGCAAGAGCATTTTTCTTTTCTTCTTCGAACTGCTGTCTGAATCTGGCCTGCGTGCTTCCAATCATATCATGTCGTTTTTTGAGTTGAGGATAATTTTTGAAATATTCTCCGAGAACTCTATTGCATTCATTTGCAATTTCAATATCCAGTTTACCATAATCAACATTCTGAATTCCATGAGTGTCCCGTAAATACTGCTCGGCTTCCTGGATCGTTTTGGCATTTTTGAATTTAGTCTTTGCAGGTGCGGATTTCTCATTCGGATTGACTTCGACCAGCTTCCCCGGCTTTTGGGCCTCTTTGCTTTCGGCCTTCTTTCCCTCGCCGGCACCGCTCGTGAATTTACCATCGCCCTTACGTGGATGTTCATCCTCGACAAAGTCGGACTTTCTCAAAATGGGAATCATCCTCTTTTTGAGAACGGGAATAAACGTATTGGGTTTGACAGGTATCAGCATGGCGGTTATTCCTTCTTGACGTCCAATTCTTCCATCTTCTCAATCACCGAAATGGAGACCGGTTTGAGGTTGACTACGACCGTATTGACACGCCCGTTGTTGATCAGCATGCGCAGCCGGCAAATCAGCTTATATTCGACCGGGGTCACGTCCATTTGGATAGGATTCTTTTTCACGGGTATCTGTCCGTTCATGGTTTGTCCCTGGATTCGAGGATCAAAATTTTATCGCACCGGCAATTTGGGTGGCTTCCTTTAGGTGGGCCTGGCTGGTCCATCGTAAAACGTTTGCCGTGCAATTCTCGGCAGCCTTTGTACTCCTGGCCATCCGGGCCGATCAGCTTACGGGTACAAACCTCGGAATCCTGCTTGGAACTCCACCACCATGCTTTGATGCCTAATTGCTCAGCGACCTCGTTTTGCACATTATCGTCAAGGTAGGCGATCTCAGTGCGCGCGATGCGCTCAGCGCGTGTGTCACCAAAGTCAGCGGATAACTCCCCGGTAATATCTCCCAGCGTGCGCCCTGGCGTGTTGTACCAGGATACGATCTTTCGTGAAGTCGAGCTGCGGATTACATCGGTGGTCTTGGTAATTCTCTGACCTAACAATTCACTGTACGTGTTGGCAAAGGCTTCTGTGTCCAGTTCGATACCGTCGCCCATGACCGAAAGCAGATATTCGTTATTGATGGCCACAAGAGACAATGCGCCGCCTTTGATCTTTTCCAGCAGCCGCGACTTGAGCCGTTCTGTCACCGTCGACCACAGATCCGCGTGAAAATAAGCTTCCTTTCGCAGGCGTGTTTTCTGTCCTGTCTTGGGCCGCTGATCATCCAGTTGCTTGAGCCGCATGCGCACGTCGCGCCAGGCTCGCTGTAATTCAGCGAGCGCCACGGATTGAAGTTCTGCTTCGATGCGCGCCTGCTCGCGGGCTAATCTGCGGAGGTGGACGGTTTGAGGTGTCATCTGTTTTCCATTTCTTCGTAAGCCATCATAATCAGCATCATCTCGAATTCATCCTGGGCTTTTTGCGCCTGGGCGGCGACAAAGCGCCTTTGTTGGGGCGTTGGTTCGGGCATAGGTGTGGGGGTAGGCGTTGAGCCGTTGGTCGCTGTGGCTGTCAGGGAAACGTCGCCCAGCGTAATGCTCGCCTGGGCTTTGATCTTGCTCGTGACGGTTGACGCGAGGCTGATATCTCCCAGGGCGATGCTGGCTTGAGCCTGTAACTTTTCTTTTGCCGTAGATACCAGTGAAACATCGGCCAGGGTGATGGACGCCTGAGCATGGGATATTTCTTTTGCGGTAGCCGAAAGAGTGACATCGGCCAGGGTGATGGACGCCTGCGCTTTGGTAAGCTCCTGCGCCGCGCTGGATAACATCATGCTGTCCAGGGTAACGCTCAACGCCGCCGACGCATCAACCTGAGTGGTATTTCTCAGGGTAACATCCGCGTTGGCCGCTGTGCCTTGTCGTAAATAAATATTTGGCATAAGTTATCCTATTGCCATAGGCTGAATATCATCAGTGGTTACACCGACCACATCAGGGGATCCCGAAAGGTAAGCAATGACCATATAATGCGGGCTCATGTAGGCAATTTGCATGGAATAGCTGCCATTGGCGTCTGAAATGGTATCTCCTACGATGGAATTGAGCGGGTATTTCAGGTTGAACTTATCGTAATCAAATGCCATGACGCGCACGCCGGCAATTGGATTGCCGGCTTTATCCCGCGTTACGCCAGTGATAGCCCAGCGCGTTGCACTGTCGTTGAACGTTTCTTGCATTACCTGCATAAAACTTGATGGCAGTACCGGACTGGTCGGCATATTGACGCCCCGGCTCATGGCTACTTCCGCTCTTGGCAAAGTTGGTGAAGCGGGATCGTCCATAACGTCATCGCCCTGGGTAATCCATGAAAAGCCAGGATCACCATTGACAGGGAGTATCTCGTACAGACACCACATCGCCCCGGTTGTGTCCAGCTGTATCTGAGAGTTGAGCCATGATTGAATAGGGTCAATAATCGGGTTCGCCGGGATATCCCCAATCTGAACCATAACTACCGCCCCTCCCGATAAAACCATCGGTCCAATGGTGCGCGGCTTGATGCCATACCAATCATGCTGGCCAATCATGGCTCTGGGCACAGGCTGACCGCCAATTTCAGCGATCGTTATCTCGCCTTGCAGAATAGGCCAGTATCCCGTAGGACGCGTAAAGACGTCGACTGGGGTAAGTTTGTCGCCTTGAATGACGATATCGGTAGGATCAGGCAGGGGCGGTAATATGATTTGCATTCGTACCTCTTATGGTGTGAGCTGCTCGATCAGAAAGTTGTGCATCGTCATGCTGCCTGTTGCAGCGGTCTGAGTGAAGCGGAAATCGATGGCGTTAGCTATCGTGCTGTCAAATCCGGTACCTACCACCGGTGCGGTATTGTATGGCACAGGGATGCCACCTGCCCACGGGCCTGTCGCTACAGCAGCAGTGTTGAGGAATGCGGTACTAGTCACCAGACCTTGACCAAAGAGGGTTGCGGACGTACCAGACCCTACAGATCGGCAGGTCAGCAGAATTTCCATCCACCAGGGAACAGTGGTTTGAGCAACGATGTTACCGGGCAGCGCCAGGGTGTCGAACACTGTGACGGCGGCCATGCGCAGGTCAAAGCGGAAAACGCCTGGTGTAGTGACTGCAAAGGATACTCGTCCTGATGCAGTGATACGCCAGGTGCGGCCAATCTGCCAATAACCAGCCGGCAGGGTGGTAAGAACATAAGTTGGCAGCGCAGACGCGGTAGCGGCGGCTGTCAGGGTTGGCCCATCAGAATAGGCCGAAGCGATTACTTGAACTGGCATGATAAAACTCCTTAATATTTATGCGTTGCCCGCGGTCAGTGCGAACGCGGTGACGGTTACGGTTTGCCCTGCGGCAATAACCGCATTATCAATAGTCATATCCCCGCCCTGCCCTGTGGCAGTGACGGTGCCCTGCATATGCTGGGTTGTGCCGCCTGTGGCATAGATACGGAAATGTCCTGCCGTGCCGGCGGCGTCTGCGTTGGTTGTCTGCCATAACCCAGCGATTGTCTTGCCCCCGTTAGCCGCGGCGGTCATCCAATCCGTGGGCAAAGTCATGGTGGCGAGGACTGTACCGCTGTCGGCATCAGCAATGTTGGCGGGAGGGTCTCCCGAGCGGATCTTGAGCACAGCCGCGGCGCCGATCGATGTTTCGAGAGCATCCAGCTCTGCGTTACGAATGGTAACTGACATTTTTACGGCCATTATCTTTCTTCCTCCATTCCACTTATTTTCCCGTCAATATCCCGGGTGATAACCATCTTCTTGGCCTTGCCCTTCTTGTTTCCTTCGGGCATATTGACTGTCACGGGTGCATCGACCTTGATATCAGGTGCGGCGACATTTACCACCGGAGCCTCGACGTTGACGACCGTTTCCGGGATGTTGACAATGGGCGCGGCCACATTCACGATCGGAGCCGGCACGTTGACAATCGGCGCTTTTTGTTCCGGGAAGTTGATGATGGGAGCTGCTACGTTTACGACCGGAGCCGGTTGCTCGGGAACATTGACGATCGTCTGGGGTACGTTTACGATCGGAGCCGGGAATTCCAGCACTACTCTTTGCATATCGTTTTCTCCTTGATATTTGGTGATGCCACTGGATGAAGCCTTCTCCAGCTCGCGCAGGTCATTCTGTCTGCTGATTTCTTTGACCAGGTCTGAAATGGCCGATTGAGACGGATTTGACACCTGCGCATCAGGTAAGGTTGGCGCTGTCTCCTGTGCTTTGAGAAGGTCTATCTTTTCCAGCTCCAGCTCGTGGTTTTTCTGCACCACGCCCTTGATGTAATCTGACAGCCGGCTGGATGAAGACCGGAAAGGAACAGACTCGGCCTTGTCCAACTTGACCGGGACATTGTTCACGACTTCTACATGGTGGCCAACATCGATATCCCCGGAGCGCTTGACCTTGACCCACATTGCCGGGAGCATCTTCTCGTCATAGATTTTCTGTGCGCGCGCTTTGGCATTCTCGACTGCCTTCGCATCGCCCAGAACCTGCTGCAGGTCGTCCCAGATAGCCACGTTGCCCAACAGGAGGAAGAGACTATCCAGCACCGCGTTGCTCAACTTCTTGCCGCGCATCCCGTCTACGAACTGGGAATGGACCTTTTGATCAGGATCAACCGGGAAGGAGCAGTCGTTATCGATCAGCACAGGCCGCTTCTCATCGTAGGAGTTGGTCAGCCAGTTATTGCGGTCGCGGTCCATCTGCCCCATGACATAATCGAGCACAGCGGCGCGTTCAATCCACTTTTCTTTGTAGGTATCAACTTTCTTGCGCCCCTTGCGCCCGGTGACATACATCTGGATGCTGCCTGTTTCATCGTCGTGCTCAGCAACATATGCGACCGGGACCAGGTAACTATCCTGATCGGTGGCTAATTCTCGATCGAGCAGATAAGCCGCTTCAGCGCGGCGGTAAAGATCGCCGCCCACCCACGTCTTGAGGGAGAGCTTCTCGCCAGATGCCGGCTTCCACACAGCAGGGCGGGAGGGCATACCGTTGCCACCGATGGACACAATCAGGCTCTCGTTGGCGCCTTCATGGGGCATGGAGATGGCCGCATCCGCGCTGATCGCCGCGCCGTAGTATTGATCGTCGCCAGGATCCACGCCGATGAACTTCCTCAGCGACTGGAATTTCTGCATGACTGCATCCAGTTTGCTGTAATAGCGGTCATCTTCGGCCAGGTGGTCCATGACAATGCAGGCGATGGTCTTGACGTCATAATTGACCGTCTCTGCGTGCTCCATCTCTTCATTCAGCCCGGCGGTAAACTGGGCGTAATCCTCTACGGGCAGCTTATACTTCTTGGCGATGGTTTGCGCCTGTTCCAGGGTGATTGCATCGGTGTCCAGTAATCCGGGCAGCGATTTCTGCAAAGGATCAACCGCCTTGACCTTGATCATCTTCTTTACGGGGATGAGCGCGGATGTATTGATACCCAGACCGCCCATCGTGCCATCGTCTGCGCCCTTACTACCAGGCGTGACAATATAATTGCCCTGCTCGCCGCCGAGCGGCTTCTTGCCCAGATCCTGGCGGGTTTCATCGCGGGTGGACACGCCCTGCACGAAGCGGGCGATGATGCGCCCTTCCTCTTCGGCTGGGTCGATGGATGTCTTGGGGAATTCATATGAGGTAACGTATTTGTCGCTGTCGCCATTGAGCTTGATAATGTCGTTGAAGTGACTGGCTACATAACGCAAGTTGGGACGCAGGCCACGGCGATAAAAGCTGCTGGTCATCACATCCTGGTAGCCCTTGCCGCCCAGACCCTCTCCTGGAGCTTCTCCGACTTCAGATTGCACAATGCCGAAATTCTGACGAACGATGTTTACCGCGGCGTCGTATGATCCCTGGTTGAAGGTGATTTCTTTGGTAACCAACACCTGCGTACCGAATGGCACCATGCGCAACCGGCCCGCGCGTTCCTGCGCGCCGCCGATCATCCTGTCGTTGTAGGTATCTTCAAATTCAAGGATGGCTTCGGTCTTGTCGCCCTTGCCAAAGGATTCGGGCAGGGCCATAAACATCTCAGGGAAGTTACCGCTGATGTATTTCGCCCCTTCGTATCCCCACAGGTTTTTGAGTAGTGTCACTGCCTCGATGGACTTCTCGATGGCAGTGTATCCATACGGCGACTGTGTGTCACGCTTGGAAGGCTTGTACCAAAGTTCTTTGGTAGTATGCAGCGTGCGCGGTGTGCCCCAAAGGTACTGCTGGAAAGCTGGCGTGGGAGGCTCGGGAGGATTGCCGCGGTCATCGATCATCACAAAGATGGTCGACCCATCCACGGGACGCGAGGCAACGATCTTGCCGCTCATATTGCGCCGCAGGTAGGAGCAGGCTGCATCGTACATCAGCTTGTTATACATGAACAGCGACAACCAGGTATCATGTGCATTGTACCCATCTGGGCTGTCAATCATCCACTGGTAAGGACTGCCGTGCACCACATTGCCGCGCGTGTCCTTGATGGTCAGCTCGAAGGCGCACATCTCATCAATGATCAGGTCGATGCACATCGGTATCTCCGGCACGGTGGTAGCGAACATGTACAGGTCGGCAAACAGCATGCGATTGTAAGATGCGCGCGGCACCATCGTCGTGTTGACGTTGGGGATGTACTGGAATGCGCGCGGCTCGGTGGGCTCCGCGCTGCGAATGGCATCATACTTTTTATCCTCCGCGGACATCGGCGGTCGCCCTGGTCCCATCCAGGTATTGGTATAGCGCTTGGGAAAGCTGTCTATCCCTGGTGTGTCTCCCGGCTTAATGACCCGTATATCGTGTGCGGATTGAGCAACGGGCGATGTGCCGTTATTGACAAGCCCGGTCATAAATCCCTTGACTGCGTTTCTAATTCCCATGTCTGACTCCTTGTTTCCGTTCTTCGTTCCGCTTTTTGATTGCGGCTATCCAGGCTTGAGGGGAGGGGCCGCGGTTGACGTCAAAGAAGTTCGACATCATCAGCGCTTCTCCCATATCAGGGCTGCGACCGATCCGCTCCTTGATTTTTTCTTTGTCTTCAATCAGCACGCCGGCGGCGGAGACTTCGTACCGCGCTGAGCACAAATCAGCCAGAAGCTCATTACCTGGAGGTAAGGCGAGATCATCACCAAGCTCAGGATCGAGCGCATCGCGCATCTGCCAGTACATTTCAGCTCTACGGTTGCGCATCTTTAGCTTGCCGCTCCGGTCGCGATATTCGGAACCCTCTGCACCGTTAAAGGGGAAAACATCCTCGTACATTGTCTTGAGTGAATCATAAACAGACGATCCAATACCGACGACGTCCACGTTGATGTATCCGGGGCGCTTATCCTGGAGTACGCCAAAGGTCAGGCCGGCGACGGCTGGCCCATCCACAGCCTCGGCGCCTGCCCAGGTGTGCAGCTGGGCAAAGTAGTTATCATAGCGTTCGGATAGGGCCGTCTTGTCGTGGCCGCCGCGGGATGGGTCGATACCCACCGCTGTGATGGGCGTGGCCGGCTTCTCGCGTTCTTCCCACCGCCGCTGTGCCGCACGTACCCACTCGGAGGGTATGACCTGCCAGGGGTTGGGCACCTGGGAAGCGGCAAAATCGCCGTGCAGCAGTTGGGAGCGCATCGGCTCAGGCAGCGACTGTAGCACGGAAATGTAATGGCTGTCATGGGCATAAAAGGGATTGTCTGCCAGCAGGGACCGGATAAATGTGCGTGAGCGCGGGTAGATAATTTCACCTTTGTGCTCGAAAGGATCTCCGTTTTTACATTCAACTTCGGTTCCGTCTACCGTGGCGTAATATCTGAGTTCACCATCTGCAGCAGGATGGGGGTGGTTTGGGTCAAGCCATGCTGCCCAACGGCGAATGATCCAACTACCGGCTTCATCCAGGGGAGGGTTGCCCGTGGATACCACGCGCACACGCTGGCCAGGATCTACGGAGCGGTTCCAGCCGCAGATAAATTCATACTGACTCTCGGAAAATTCGGGTAGCTCATCAAATGCTTTCAGATCATGTGGTCGGCCCTGCCAGTTGGACTTATCTGCTTCGTATTGCACGGCTCCGAATTCCAATGTGTGACCGTCGGGAAAGGTCCATATCTTCTCAGACTTGTTTTCACGTGCACCATCTCCGATGACCTCGCGCGCGCGGCGCATGATTTCTGTCAAGTTGGGGTAGGTTCGGCGAAATATCGCGGCGTGCTGATGACAGGAAACAGAAAGGCCGATAATCAAATCGGACTTTCCACCGCCGGCTGCACCCCCAAAGAACAGTTCGTCAGCTCTCGAAACGAGAGCCTTCCACTGCGTTTTACTTTGAGGCAGCCAGATCGCTGTCCGTTCCTGTACCTTCTCCAGATAGGATTTCTCGGAGAGCATCCGCGAGTGTAGATATGGATCGATCATATCGGTCATCTGCATCTGCATTTACCTTTTCGCCCTTAGTAGTGACATCGACCTTCTCTGTGACAAGGCCGCTGAGTTTAGCCAGGAATTGAAGTGAGCTATCAGCTGGGTAGAGTTCTAGTTCTGTTTCGATAATCTCCACGTCTTCATCAGTCTCTTTTTTGCCAATGTGAGTTGTTACCTTGCTCTTGATTTTCTTGATCAGTTTGGTTTGAGGCCGAATGATCTTATTGCCATTTTCATCGGTGGTCATGAGGTTGATCGTGTGTCCGGTTGTAGTAATGTCCATCAGATCCTTGATATCTCCCCTTGCAATATCAGCCAGACGCATATTGATCTCGTCCGGCTTCATGATCTTTTCATCGACCAATCGCGCGATCTCTGCTTTAATGTCAGGTTTTGTTAGGTTTTCAGAACCAATTGAACGCGCCGAGCGTTCAGAGTAACCCATATCAATACAAGTTTGGGTAGCATTGAAATCTTGAACGTATCGCTTGCAGAAAGCTTTTTCTTTATTCGTCAGGGTCATTGTTGGTATTGCACTCCACACCCATATTTTACAACGTTTTTAACGTTTATAACCTTGTCAACGGTTTAGGGTAACACAAATAGCCCGTCTTGCGACAGGCTGTATGCGTAACGTGAATATAAGGTTATCTACTCGCCAAACAATCCTAGATCGACCGGTCCACCTTCCTCGTGGGCTTCTCGCGCATCGTCCTCATTCACGGCCAAATAACGCCTGAGGACTTCCATCGACTGCCAACCTCCCAGCTCCATGATCCTGTAAATGTCAACATGCTTTCTGAGTAAGGTAATGGCGAAGGTTCGCCTGAAGGCATGTATCTTCGGCTTCTCAATGCCGGCTGTCTCAGCGATCTTGTCAAATATCGCACGCATCCCCTGGTATCTTAGCCTGGTTCCGTGCGCAGTTACCCACATGGCAGGGCAGTTGTCCTTGCGCGTCCTGATGTACCGCTTGAGTGCAATGCGCGCCTTCTGGCCTAAGAATGTTGTACGCGCCTTGCCTGATTTAGTTTTTTCCTTATGTAGCTGGATTGATCCAGTGGCCGTGTCCATGTCCGCCAGGTCGACACTCAAGAATTCATTGGCCCTGGCGCCCGTATCGAGCAGGCATAAAATCAGGGCGTAATCGCGTACACCGATAAACGTCTTCGTATCGCACGCGTCCAGCATGGCCTTGATCGTGTCGAATTTTACCGGTGGCAAAACATCTTTTGATGGGGATGGAATTTGAACGCGCCTGAGAGGGTTTGTCCACTGCGGCTCATACTCAATATCCACCCAGTGAAGGAAAGAACGAACGGCGCGGTAATTGGCATGGACACCGTTACGATTGCGCTTCTCCTGCATGTGCTCAATGTATTTTCTAAGGACATCTGCTGTGAGATCTGTTATAGCGTAAACGCTGATCGAGGCGCAGAATAGACGCATCTGCCCGAGTTCGTCTGTGTAATAACTTATCGTGCGAGGCGAAAGGCCCTTGACCCGCCGGCTCCGCACAAAGGCGCTGATTCCATCGGTAATCATGATCTGCTGTGGTTGATCCGATCTGTTGTGTTCCATAAGTCTCCGTATGTGGATATATTTTAGTAAATCGCACGGCACAACAGCACAGGTGGCGGGTATTTTCGTTGTTTACAGTCATCTAATTTTACCTTTCAGACTTTGGATCTGTGGATCTTGGTTCGACTCCAGGTGCCTCAGCTGTAGGGGAGAAGCGTCCTTTTGGACGCTTTTTTCGTACCTATGGGGGGTGTAAATCTGGTGTGTTTGGGCCTGGTCTGCTGTGTATCAATTCTTTAACAATTAGGCAATTTCGGACTTCCTATCCTTTCTTCTCTGCCTTGTCGGCTTTTGTAAGTTTTTTCTCTGTTTCAAATGTTTCCGGTGATGGTAAAATGACCTTGACCGCGTTATCCCTTCTTGGTTACCGAAGGATCGTTTTTTCTCAAATTAGAATCCTTCTTTTCGGGTTGCGCTGGTCGTATCGGGATAACCTTTGGTTCTTTGGAACCCTGGCCCTGCTTCTTTGGTTTTTTCTCTGTTTTTGACATATAGCCTCGGGAGGTCGAAATGAAAGATGATAAATTGCACGGCGATAGAATGGCGGTTCGGTTGACTGAGTATTTTTACAGAACACATCCTGAAAACATCACTGTTTGTAAAGAAGCGCTCAAAACTATTGTTAGCTTTTCGTCTCTCATATTCTCCGTCCTGATTTTCGTAAACGTATGGAAACCGGCTGCGAACAACTGGCCCATATTGGCGGCGACCGCTTTCTATGTGCTTATTATTGGCATGTCCGCCTATCTATATCGACCGATCAATATCATCTATCCGATCGCGATGGAATGGGACGCCCTATTTCAATACTTCTGCGATGAAGAAGAAAAGACAGTCATCCATCGATCCATCTCTGCATACCTGGGTGCTATTGGCGATAACAAGCCAGTCATCCGCCGTTTTGAAAAATGGACATTTGCCGTGCAAATTATCTTTTTCCTTTTCGTGGTATCCGTCGCCGCCTCCTTTCTGATCAGGGTGGTATAAGCTACTTGCATAAATTGGCATAGCTGGCGTTCTCCTGGTCGATTGCATTCTGGTAATCGGCCTCTGCTTGTTTAAGGATATGCAAGGCGTCCGCGTAAATCAGAGCATTCCCATTACCCATTGCCTGGTGAACTAAATCTTTATCTCTGGCGATCTGCGCCGAATATACACTGTTTAGATAATCGATGTAGTTGTTATGGTTCGCCTGCTGGTATGCGTTGGGGCACGCGCTGATGGCAGCATTGTAGGCCTGAACCGCCTGGTTATAGGCTTTTATCGGGTCAACGGTTGGCCGTGGTGACTTGTACGCCTTCAGGGTAAATAACCTGGTGGGCGTCACGTCTGGCTTTACTGTCGCTGTCTGCGTGGGCCGTCTGGTAGCGGTCGGCTCTTTTGTCCAGGTAGCCGGCATGACAAAGGGCGTGGATGTATCCTTCGGCGTCAGGGTGATCGTGGCGGTAGATGCGATCATTGCAGTTGGGGTTATAGTCGCAGTCGCGTTGATGTTACATGCTGCAAGAAGTAATGCAACGATAGGTATAATGGGCGAAAGGAGTGTAAACGATATGGATTTCATAAGATCATCTAAACTCATATGCTTTCTGGCTTATCATCCGAAGCTCAGGAGGATGGCCCGCTGGTTGTTTAGCAGAATTTTCAAGCCTACCTTAGACCAATTGGACCATGTCTATTTTTGCTATCTAACCCAAAACGAAGAAAACTTCCTCAATATCGTCGATATTTTATATTTGAACATGCCTGAAATCATATACATCGACGAAATAGAGGATACGCTCAGGGCTTCTTATAGCGGAGAAAGATTTTATTTGTCTTTCGGTCAATGCGAACGTCCCCATTCGTCAAACGGGGATACTCCGCATCTAGCTCAGTAAGTTGCTTTATCACCTCCGCTAGTTGCTTGTCTAATTTATCCCGCTCAGATTGGGTGGGCTTCTTTCCGTTCGTGCCGAGCATCAAATCTATAATTCTCAACCGCTCTGCGTTCAGGATATCGCTTTTATCGATTACTTCTTGTAGTGTTGACACATCTTCACCCCTTTCTCAATTTCCCCACTATCTATTTTCCCCTCTTGCCAATATAAAATTAACGTTCTATAATTGTTCTATCCTCAAAGGGGGATACATGACCATACGAGCAATTTACAACCCATACCTGGCAAGCACCTTATTGATTATGTCGGCTCCCTTAGGAGTATCGATCTCTACACCAGCATCCGATATATATCCGAGCGCCTCTTCCCACGCTTCGGCAAACACACGCCGTTTATCCGGGGGCAATTCAGACAACCATACTGACACGGGTACAACAGGCCCGGATAATCCCAAAACAGAATAAACGTCTGGAAATTTAGCAGCAACTTTAGGTAAAGACCTGGTGCTTGGCGTGAAACTCTGGTTCATCCATTTGTCAAGCGTCTGCTGACTGACGTCTAAATACCGCGCGAAATCGGTTATGCTCGCGCGGGAATTTCCGCGCCAAATTATAAACTTTTCGTTTATCCACGTTTTGAAGTCCATTAATTTATTGTACATTAAAACCCATTTTCTATATATTATCTATTGACAATCTACAAATATAGTTGTAAAATAGTAATAAGTTAGTTAATAAATAATAAATTTGTAGAAAGGAACCCCATATGGAAAAGATTTACAAAAACGTGCAAATCGAACAGGAGTACCACGAACTCCTGAAAGTCGTAGCTGAGAGCGAACACAATTCCATGACCAACGTTGTCGAAAAGCTAATTGCCGAAAAAGCCGCTACCGTCACCGTGCCGGTCGTCGGCACCATCGAACCATCAGGGCGCGTGGTCATTGCCGACCACCGGCGCATGATCGCCAAGCAGGGCATAGACGGCATTCCCACCGCAGCTTGCCTCAGCCCGGAAGAATTCGAAATCCTTACCGACGAAACAACCAGGGAGTAAAAACCCATGACCGAACTCGCGCCCACACAACAGCTCTTTGAAAAATGGAACACCGCGCTGGAAGCCTACTGCAAGCATCCGACCGCTGAAAGCTACCTCGAGCAGGTAAACGCGTGGAGCACCTACATCGCCGCGCTCAACGCATTGGCCGAAGCAGACAAACAGAAGTCCATCGCCGAGAGTTGGCCCGCTGGCATCGATCAGGAAATATTCATGCCCGACTTTTGTGACAGCGGAGATTAACCCATGACTGATTACCGTGCCGAAGAACTTCGCCCAGGATGGACATATCTCAAAGGTCAACTGCGCCCCGCATGGCTCCTCGAAGCAGATGCCAACTACCGCGACGCCGTCGAAATGACCAACCGGATGCATGAGATATTTGACGGCTTGCAGGATGTCGAATACGGCACGTCGCGCTATCTCGACATCCAGTCGGCTATCTTTTCCGCTCAGGCGCATGAGATCGAGTGCATGAAACGCTCGTTCGAACTGTACGACGTCTGGCAATCTGGCGGGCATCCGGTTGTTTTCCATCAGTCAATGGTAATTCAAACATCTGAGGCCATGCGATGAGCCGGTTATTTTGTGGGCGACTTACGGAACATTTAGGGCAGAAAGACGCAGGGGAAATGAGCAATAAAAAAGAGCTGGCCACTGAAGCACAAAAGTTAGTCAAACGCGCGAACCGCTCGCTGGACAATATCGCCGAGGAGATCGTCTACTGCATGGAAGCCAACATTACCGACGCGGAGCGCAATAAACACCTGGCATTGGTTTTACACGATTTGGGACAGGATGGTCGCCTGCTGGATATGGCCCTGAACCCAAACGGCGTATTTACAGATTTTGATGAATAAGGGAAGGGAAATCATGAAATCTTTACACGCACGCAAGTTTTTTGAGTACGGGCTTGTCGCCCTGGTCGCAATCGCAATGCTTATATCACAGACAGGCTGCTCTCCCGAAAATGTCAAAATATCGGTTGAAACGTTTGGGTCATTCTTTATCTCACCCGACGGCACGCGCATCATCGGCTTCGGCGCCGCGCCCACCGGACAGGAAATCATCGGAACCATAACTCAGAATGGTACATCGGTTGGCACTGCATCACCCGAAGAAACTGTGACAGTTACCACGGCCATTGCCCGCGAAGGGTGGCGGTACATTTCTTGGGCGTCTATCCCCGCAGCCATGCAGACCGCAATCCTGGTGCAGGTAGAAGAAATTGTCAACGCCGCCGCAATTATGGAAGTCCCAATCCCCGTTTTTATGCTCGATCCATCGTTTATCCAAATCAACGGGTGCAGCGTAACAGACGGCGTGGATTGCTCAAAACAATCGTAATCGAATAGAGGTCACCATGTCAACAAATTATACCGAAGCGCCATCATCCGTCATCCACACCGCCGAGCAGTTGATCAGCCAGTATCACCCGCATTTGCAGGATGCCCGTATCGCCTTTGTCATGCGCAACGAAGCGCCGGTCACCAACGGGCGCGAGACAATGGCGAAGGCCTCGAAGGTCACAGCAATCAATCAGACCCTGATGGAATACGACTTCCTCATCTGGATTGCAGAGGACAGCTGGACGCGGATCACCTCCGACCAGAAAGAAGCGCTGATCGATCACGAACTGATGCACTGCGCTGGCGACAGCCGCCACGGCTGGTATATGCGCCAGCATGACATCGAGGAGTTCAACGACATCATCGAGCGTCACGGCATGTGGAAAAAGGATCTTGTCAGAATGGCTAATGCGGTCAGACAGCTGCGCGTGCCCTTTGGTGAAACAGAGATGCAAATCGAATACAAAGGCAAGGTCGTATCACTGACCGGGGAACAGTTGGACAGATTAGCAAATCAATACGAGGAGAGGAGTTAGCAGACGCCAGTTACACCTGGTCAGGCTCTATAACAATCTGGTTAGTCTCGTCCGAGGGAGACCACTTCAAACTCGGACACATAAGGGGCAGTCAGTCGGTGATACATTCGGCCCCGGTAGCGTAACGAAAGGAGGCTTCTTTGCCTCAGGGGATGGTTACCCCTAACGGATTTCACAACCACCGGCAATGACGTCATTTACAGGGCGCGGCCCTGATAAAAAGCCTGCCCGAGAGCCGAGAACTCAGGGGCAGAAGGGGTGGAACTGACACCCACAAGTATATCACGAGGCGAGAATGGAAAACACAGCTTTAGCAATTCAATCAGCAGCATTATCAGTAAGACAGCAAAGCGGCGCGGGCATTGTCCCCGCCCAGGTGGCTCACGATCTGGCCGAACGGCTCAAGTTCATGATCGTGAACGGTAAGAAATTATCCCAGGATGAGGTTTTTGCCCTGGCGCAATTCAGCGCCGCAAATGATCTCAACCCGTTCGCGGGAGAAAGTTATTACCTCCCCGGAACCGGCCCCGTGCCCGGTATTGTCGGCTATGAGCGCAAGGCGAAAGAAGAACTCGAACGCGAAGCGACGCGGCACGGTATCAACGAAGTGGTTTATTTTGACATCGAATATGTCACCCCCGAAATAAGCGAGTGCGGATACGAACCCGGCAAAGACATTGCCTATAAAGTCATCCTGACGGATAGTCTTTCGTCCGCAACTTGGCGCAAGGCGCTCAACGAAATGATGGGCATCCTGCGCGAGGCAGGCGTAACAGATTATTACCGCGAGGCCCTGGCAATGGTTGGCAAGCGCCCATCATGGACGGGCACGGGCGTTGTTCGCCTGGCTGAAAACTTTGGCGGCGATAAGATGGACAGGCACGAACGCGCGAAGAAACGCGCACGCAAGCAGGCTATCAAACGCCGCTTCCCCGACCTGAACCTGCACGAGCCTGAGAACTTCAACGATGCTGAGCCGATGATCTCCATCGAGCAGCCCACCGCGCCGCGTCTGAGCGAAAGTGAATACCTGAATAAATTAGGCTATGGCACTGAAATAGTGCAATCTGAAAGGATTGACCATAACCCTGACAACTTCATGATGGGCAGCGACGAAAACGACGGCGATGATATTCCCGATTTCGGTCATAAACCCGAACCTACGCCCCTAACCGCGCCCATTACGCCCCCGGTCAATTCTGCCCCGGCTGGACGCCCGTTATCCGCTGAAAACCTGCGCTCATTCATGGCCCAAAAGGTAGAGAAGTACATCTCGAAAAATCAGACCGTCGCCACCGATAAACAGCGCCAGCTGCTCGCTATGTGCCTGCGCCAGGTGTTTGAGGGCGATGACACGCGCCGCAAACAATGCCAGCTTTATTTGACCGGCTTTGCATCCACGAAGGACATGAGCGGCGCGCACGTCAAGGCGCTGATTGATTGGCTCAATCCGACCCAAGACAGCGGCGGTGCGTATGTGGTCAATTCCGACGCGGCCAAAGAGGCCTATATCGTTTTGACTGCATCCGCCATCGAACACGGACAGCAGGAACTGTTCTAGGAAGTCCGCTGCGCTGTTCGTGGCCCGTGGGTACCCACCATCCGAGAAACACCAACGATCTGACGGCAGCGCGGCAACTAAGCAAATTACCCCGAAAGGGAAAGGGAAATCCAAATGTTAGAGAAGATGTTACGCGAAGGGTGGGTAATCACCCAGATGGACTATGAGCCATATACGAACTTTTGGTACATGAGTGCCCGCAACGATATCACCGGACAGAGAATCGATAGCTCGGCTAATACCTACCGGGAAGCTCAGACGGATTTATTCAGCAAAGCCAAATTACCCGAATGGGCTAAAGAAAGCCTGGCCTTGAGAGACGCAGACGTGAAAGCGAAGGGATTCTAATGGCAACAGGATTTTACGTAGAAATATCAGTTTACAAAATTGACGAAAATCATAGGCTGATGCTCGACACGAAAGTCAGTGAAATCATCCAGGAAAACGCCGCCATCATCGAAGCGATTGACTTTGACAAGCTAGTCAAGCACACCATCAAGGCTGCTGACCTTGAGGCGTGGAGATTAGAAAACGCGGAAAATATGTGCGAACCCATCCCCGCAGAAACAGAGGAAAAGTAATGGACGAATTATTGACTACCCTCGCAAAACTCCGGGCCGAAAGCGATGCGGCCAAAGACACAATCAAACGCATGGAATTAGACCTTTGCGCATCCCAGGATTATCAGAACGCCGCCAATGTTATCGACTTCAACCAACGGGCCATTGAAACATTGACCGCCTCCATCAAATCCGAGGCGCTGATCGATTACGAAGCTTTCAGGCAGAAATCGATCAAAGATGGCGCGGTCAAGATCAAGGTGTTTACTGACGCGATCCTGACTTATGACCCTGCCCAGGCCAAGACATGGGCGATGGCATTGGCCCCGGCGCTGGTTGCTCTCGACAAGAAGAAATTCGAGGACTACGCCAAAAAGGTGGCCGAAGTCAACCCGGTCGAATTCGTGACCATCGAAACGAAAGAGCGCATCGAGGCGCAGATCGCAAGCGACCTGTCCAACTGGCTGCCAAAGTCCGAGCCCGCGGTAGAGCTTGGTAATATCGACAGCAATATTCCCTTCTAAATCATCTCCTTTCTTCTCATCGAAAAGCCCCGGGCATTCCCCGCCCGGGGCGAAAGGATCACATGACAACAGACGCAAACGATTTTAGCCTTGATGCTGTACTTGCTGATTGGCACTCGAATGAACGTGATATTACGATGTGCGAAAACGCGATAGCCAACAACTGGACGACCCTCAATAGGCCGCATTATGTTTTGTCAGAATGCTATCGCATGAAGCCGCTGATTGAAAAGAAAATCCAGGAAGCCGGCGGCGCTGTGCCGATGAGCGACAAACAGAAAATCGAGCAGCTTACTGCGAGCGTGGCTAAGCTGGAAAAATACATCAATGACCACAATAAAAACGTCACAGCCTGCATCGACGCCTACGGCGACCGCGACCTAGAAAACGACCCGAACGCTATCCGCCATTGGAATGACGGTGAAGGGATGAACGCATGAACCCAAATAACCACAGAGCAGAACGATGCGCGTCAATCGTAAATTACACGGCGCAATTTCAGAAGGAAAACGGATATTCTCCATCCATCCGTCAAATTGGAAACGGTACGGGCATTGGGTCAACATCTTTGGTGACTTATTATCTCGATATTCTTGAGGATCACGGCATTATCAAGCGCGATTTGCATACATCCAGGAGCATTGTCATTTTGATGCCAGTAGAGGCGCAATCATGAACCCATCAGAATATTATCAAAAACTTGTTGCCACGATCAACGACTTTGACCTGCGCAAGTGTGCGCGGATTATGTCAAATCACGTGGGCGAGGAAAACGCCATCGGTCTGGGCGCGCTGACAGAAAAAATGTACGGCGTGGATGAAGAATTCCACGTGCGCGAAAACGACATGCGCAAAACACGCAACCTGCTCGAAACGTTGATCGAGGATCACGGCTATCCGGTGTGCTCGCGCTCCGGCGTGGCAGGCAGGTGGATGCCGGCGGTCAAAGAAGAGGGTATCAAAGCCGCAGAGGAACGCGAACGGCGCGCTGAGAAGCTACTCAAATCGGCCAAACAGATCCGCGCCAATGTGGACAGACTGCCGGCTCCCCTTCCCCGCATTGGCGCCCCAGATATTCAACCGAGATTGATATAGGTAAATTATGGACACAACTTATCAAGAGTTTTTATCAACGAAGCGCATCAAATCAAAATCGTATGGCAGACAATGCGCGATTAGCGACATTCATCCGAAGATGTTCCTGCATGAGCGGGATCTTATTCGATGGTCAGTTCTCAAGGGCCGCGCGGCCATTTTCGCAGATACTGGATTGGGCAAAACATTCATGCAGTTGGAGTGGGCGCGGTTGATGGGTGTCAGAGCGCTGATTATTGCGCCGCTTTCCGTGACGCGGCAAACGGTCAGGGAAGCAAAGAAAATTGACATCGATGTTATTTATGTGCGCCACCAGGCGGATATCGACAACCATCCCGACCAGACAATATTTATCACCAATTACGAGATGGCCGAGAACTTTGACTATTCTAAAATTGGCGCGGTCGTGCTCGATGAAAGCTCTATCCTCAAAAGTTTGGACGGAAAGACGCGGCTGAAATTGACAGAGTTATGTGACGTGGTCCCGTTTCGCTTATGTTGTACAGCCACACCAGCGCCCAATGACATTGCAGAGATCGCTAACCATGCCGAGTTTTTAGGCGTTATGAGCCGCGCCGATTTACTGGCGACCTATTTTGTCCATGACGATAACGGCTATCGCCTCAAGGGCCATGCACAGGAACCATTTTTCAAGTGGATGGCCAGCTGGGGTATGTCGATCAGAAAACCGTCAGACCTGGGCTATCCCGATGATGGTTATATTCTGCCAGGTTTGGATATCAATCCGGTTTTTGTCACGATCGAGGATTACCGACCATCCGATAAATTATTCTTCCTGGGATTGGACGGTATCAAAGGCAGGCTGGATGTGCGCCGTGCATCCATCGAAAAACGATGCGCCGCGGCTGCTGAAATTGCCAACAAAACGACCGAGCAGGTGATTGTGTGGTGTGGTCTGGATGATGAGCAAAAAGAGATGACCCGCCTCATTCCCGATTGCGTCAGCGTTTACGGATCTCATTCGCCAGACGAAAAAGCCCAAATGTTAGAGGCGTTTCAGGATGGAAAATACCGCGTGCTCGTCACCAAAGCAAAAATAGCCGGGTTTGGGATGAACTTCCAGAACGCACACGAGATGGTGTTCGTTGGATTATCAGACAGTTTTGAGACCTATTACCAGTGTATCCGCCGCTCGTATCGGTTTGGACAGACAAAGCCGGTGAATGTATCAATCGTGTTGTCTGAATTCGAAGACGAGATTTATCAGAACGTTTTACGCAAGGAAAAGGAAGCCAATGCCATGAGCGCAAAATTGATTGAGAATGTGCAGCAGTTCGAAAAATCGGAGATCGGCGGCGAAGATAATGACGCTTTTCAATACCAGACGGATGATGTCATCGAGCCTGATTTTCGCATGATGTTGGGCGACAGTTGCGAACGGATGAAAGAGATTGACCCGGAGACCATTGATTTCAGCGTGTACAGCCCGCCGTTTATGAGCCTGTATACCTACAGTCCAACCGAACGCGACCTGGGCAACAGCAAAGGCGAGAAAGAGTTTTTTGACCAGTACGCATTTATTATCGCTGAGCTATTGCGCATCACCAAACCGGGACGTATTACCGCCGTACATGTGGCGCAGGTTCCAGCAATGATGGTCAGGGATGGTTATATCGGGTTGAAGGATTTTCGCGGGAAGACCATTCAAGCGTATATTGACGCGGGATGGATACAGCACGGCGAAGTAGTGATTGACAAAGACCCGCAAGCGCAAGCCATCCGCACGAAGTCAAAGGCGCTGTTATTCGCACAGCTGCACAAAGACAGCTCATGGTCGCGGCCCGCTTTATCTGACATCATTTTGTTATTCCGCAAACCAGGCGATAACGCGGTGCCTATCATTCCCGACTTGAACAATAACGAGTGGATACAGTTAGCGCGGCCTATTTGGTACGGTATCAGCGAGAGCGACACGCTGCAATTTACCACGGCGCGAGACCCCAACGATGAGCGGCATATTTGCCCGCTACAGCTTGGAACGATCGAGCGCTGTGTCAGATTGTGGTCAAACCCAGGCGAAACCGTATTCAGCCCATTTGCCGGGATTGGATCAGAGGGCTATGAGAGCATCCGCCTGGGGCGCAAGTTCATCGGCATTGAACTAAAAAAATCATACTGGGATATTGCCGTTCGTAATTTGCGCCAGGCAAAATTCAATTCAAACGTTCCGACCCTGTTTGATGTTTTGTCTTACACCAACGCTACCGCATAGGAGGCCAATTATGGCAGATTACCGACAAGTGCACACGTCAATATGGGATGATGATTGGTTCTGCTGCCTCGAAAGCGACGAGAAGGTAGTTTTCTTTTGGCTGTTCAGCAATAGGCGCGCCAGCGTTTCGGGATTGTATGAGTTCAATAATTTTATTTGTTCCAGGGAAACGGGAATAGAAACCGATAAGGTTGACGCCATCATCCATAAATTTATTGCTGATGGAAAAATTCAAATTGAGGAACGGTGGATATGGGTCAAGAACCTGCGCAAATACAACGACAGCAAAAGTCCGAATTCTCGCAAAAGCATTGGCAATGATCTCGATAAACTTCCTGACAATGAGCTCAGGAAGGCATACTCTTCATATTATAGGGGCTATCAAGCCCCTATCAAGCCCCTATCAAGCCCCTATCAAGGGGATACCAAGCACCCTCTAGAACAGGAACAGGAACAGGAACAGGAACAGGAACATGAACATGAACATGAACATGAACATGAACATGAACATGAAGAAGAATCTTCTCTTCCACCTTTTTCTCAATTCATGACCGCTTTCGTAGAGCGAACACATTTGCCCGAAAACAGGATCAACCCTCAAAAGGCAAGCGATGCCATCGATCAGATGGTTGAGGCCGGCGCAACGGTCGAGGATATGACCAATGCCATTGATAGTCTTTTGGAAAAGGGCGGGTATTCCATCATTGGCCCCTGGTCGGTGGTCAATGCGACTTGCATCCAGATGTCCCGGCGCAGACAGAAGCCAATACCCAAGAAAAAAGATGATCTATCCGGTTATGAAATCTGCGGCGAAAAGATGGTGATAAATCCATGACTGCAAATGTGCAACAGCAGCTCCTTCAACACAAATACGAGGCCGAGCGTAAGTTCGTGGCGTGTGCGTTCGTATGCCCGGCGGACTGCATCCGTGATTGCGGATGGCTCAAGCCCGAACAATTCTCGATGCAGGTTTACGGCGAATTCTGGCGCGGCATTCTGGCCGGTGAGGAACCGACGAAGGCGGCGATCGATGCCAAATGCTACACGGAAATTTTAGGCGCTTATCAAGAGATCATTACCACGATCCATTATGCCAGCTACGCCGAAGCCATCCAGGAGGACGAATATTACATCGACGTGGTCATGGGTTCCACCGAGGCAGTCTCGAAGGCTTCCGAGCGCGACATGGCCGGCGTGGCGCAGGTGTTGGGCAGGATGACATCCGGCGTGGTGTCCAACAGTCTGAAGACATACGACAGCGTGGACGTGGCGATGAAAACAGCCGAGATGATAGCCGGCGGAGATTTATCCGTCAAAACAGGTATCACCGTGATGGATAAATACCTGGGCGGCTTTGGACGCAAGACCCTTACCATCATCGCTGCGCGGCCATCCGTGGGAAAAACAACGCTCGCGGGAACGATCCTGCGCAGCGCCGCTCAATCTGGCAAAAAAGCCCTGTTTATAAGCCTTGAAGAGAGCAAAGAACTGTTATGGGCCAAGTGGGTATGCGGCGCGTGCGGACTGGACTATCTGAAGGTTCAGGATAACGAAGGCACGCCCGAAGAGATGGAATTCTACAGCCAGAAGAGCGCCGAGATGATGAGCGTGTACGGCGACAGGCTGATTTTCATCGATGATCCCAAACTGGACAGCGCCGGGATTTATTCCGTGGTGGCCCGCATCCGCCCTGATATTTTTGTGGTGGATCATAGCCGCCTGGTCAAAGACAAGAACCCCAACGAGGTCAAGCGCATGGGCGCGATTACCCAGAGCGGCAAGGAGATTGCCAAACAGCTCGACTGCGTCGGGATCTACCTTCAGCAGCTCAACCGGGGAACAGAGACGCGCGACAACAAGCGACCGCAAATGTCCGATCTGCGCGACAGCGGAGAGATCGAAGAAAACGCAGATTATGTGCTGTTTATCTACCGCGAGGATTATTACGAGCAGGACCCTGCGCCCAAGAGAATATCCGAGACAGAGCTTATTGTCGCCAAAGCGCGGTCAACCAAAAGAAACAAGTTAATTTATCTACGGTACGCGCCAGCTGAATATTGGTTTTTTTCACCTGGTGAGGAGAACGCTTATTTTCAAGATGTGCAAGGGAGGGAATGATGAACGAACTTGATTTTAAAAAATTACTCGCGCAGACTGCCGACTATCACCCCGCGTTACGCGAGGTAGCCCGGCAAGCTATCCTCGACGAGTGGCGAAAGTTTAACATGTCAAAAAGTTATTACCGCGACCTGGCAGAGATGCACAAACGCGAAGCGGCGGAGGTGAAATCATGACCCATACACAAACTCACTTTGTTATCATCTGCAAAATTTGCGCCGAGGATTTTTTAGCCGAGCGCAAAGACCGCACGGTCTGCAATAAGCCCGAATGCCGCGCTCAAGATAAAAGTAACCGCGCTTTGAAGTCATATTACAAGCGAGTTGGCCGTGAGCCTTCGCAAAAAATATGCATCCGTCCCGAAGGCCACACTTACGATATCACCTGTGAAGTCTGCGGTGTCCACTTCGAGAGCACATCCAACCGCGCGAAGTTCTGCAAAGTCTGTTATCCAGCGCACCGCAAAGAGGTTGTCGCACGGCGTGAAGCGGCGGCGAAGGAAAAACGCGCTGACCTGGCTAAGGTAAAAAACGTTGCAGTCAAACATTCGGGTAAATGCGAACTGCTCCATGACCCTTGCGGATGGTACGCGGAAGGCATGAAATTCAAGACAACTGAGCTGCCCAAAAAGAGCAACGTAAACGTTATCAAAAACCGCAACTTCGCGCCAGGGACACGTTTCAAGGTTGGGAGCGAAATAAAAGTATTTGACGGTATCGATCTTATGGACCCGGAAGGGGCGATCTCATGATAGTCACCAATTTTGTTGACGAAGAAGTCACCCAGATCAGCGCAGTCGATTTATTCTGCGGCGCTGGTGGAGCGAGTGCCGGCTTGATTGCGGCTTGCGACGAATTAGGCTATCGACTGAACCTGACAGCCATCAATCATTGGGATATTGCGATCGCCACGCACAGCCTGAATAATCCGGGTGTCACCCATCTCTGCGCTGACCTGGACAATGTCAACCCGCTCAAGGTCGTTCCGAGCGGATACCTGGACCTGCTGATTGCGGCTCCGGAATGCACCCATCACTCCAATGCCCGCGGCGGCAAGCCGATGGATGAGCAATCACGAGCCGGGGCCGACTTCGTTGTCAGATGGGCGAATAAACTTTACATCAAGGACATTCTCGTTGAAAACGTCAAGGAGTTTATGACCTGGGGCCCGTTGGACCAGAATAAACGCCCGATTGAACGATTGCGCGGTCAGTTGTTCCTCAATTTCATCGAGCATCTCAAGGCCCTGGATTACAACGTCGAGTACCGCATCATCAACGCGGCCAACTACGGCGATGCCACCACCAGAGAGCGCCTGTTCATCAAGGCGCGCAAAACTGGCGCGGGTCCAATTGTGTGGCCAGAGATCAGCCATTCCAAAACGGGTGAACTCGGTTTTCTGGCGAAGACAAAGAAGTGGAAGCCGGCGCGCGACATCATCGACTGGTCAGTCAAGGGCACATCGATCTTTGACCGTAAAAAGCCGCTGAAGGACAACACCATGCGGCGCATCATGAAGGGATTGGAGAAGTTCGGAGGCGCACCTTTCCTTTCCGAATATCACGGCTCTACGATCGGGAATGAGCGGGTGCGCTCGCTTGACGAACCTTTGCCCACACAGGACACATCCAACCGGTTTGCGGTAATCGACCCGTATATTGTGATGATGTATGGCAATTCCGATGCCAGAAGTATTGATCGACCTGTTCAAACGGTTACGGCGAAGTCTAACCATCTCTATCTGTGCGAGCCTTATATTGTCACCTTGAACCACGGCAAGGATGACAGCCGATCTTATTCAATCGATCGACCTATGCCAACGATCACCCAGGTGGACGCTTGGGGAATAGTCCAGCCTTTCCTCGTCAAATACAACTCTACCGGCGGAGCCATGAGCCTGGATGATCCTCTTGACACGATCACCGGAAAGGATCGTTTTGGTCTGGTGTGGCCCATGTCGGATGGTCGGTCGGCCATTATCGATATTCTCTTCCGCATGCTGATGCCGAAGGAGCTGGCCGCCGCCATGTCATTCCCGGCTGATTATCAATTCGTTGGCCCCCGCGATGCGCAGGTCAAACAGATCGGGAACGCCTGGGCGATACTGACAGCGAAGGCTTTATGCAAAACATCAATCTATAAATTTGTTAGCCAACCATTGATTTTCTGAGGAGGAATTATGAGCGACGAATTAAAACCATGTCCGTTTTGCGGAAACACAGAGAAACTAGATATTGATCTTATTCCCGCCGATACTGTTTTTTATTTTATTCATTGCCCTAAATTCTCGACGGAAGGCCCTGCGGATTTAGGCGTAAGCGGCGCAATTGCGCAATGGAACACCCGTCCCCTCGAGGACGCTCTTGCCGCGAAAGTTGCCGACATCGAGAGAGATAACGCCGATCTGTTTGCTGCGAGGAAGGTGGCCGAGGATCGGGTGGCGGAGTTACTCGAGAAGAACGATTACACCTATTGTTCGTTTTGTGGCCAACGATTCCCATATGATGACATTGAAGCCACCCAGGTTGTTAATCATATTCGCACTTGTGAAAAACATCCCATGCGCCAATTGGAGCAGGAACTTTCCGACCTTGAAATTGCGAAGGGGCGGGATGCTGATTTGGCAATCAGTCTTGCTGTCAGGGTGGAGAAGTTTGCTGCCGCGCTGGCGAAGTATGCGGATAGGGGGAATTGGTGCGCTGGTGGATATACGTTGCCAGACGCTGAAAAATGTGTATTCAAACCGTCTGGCAACGGCTGGGAAATCGCCGAGGAAGCGCTGAAAGTGGGAGGTGGGGAATGAGCAGTAAATATAGTGGTTCGGAATGGCTTATCAGTCAGCACAAAGAATTGTCACCCATCGGCGTGAAGGTGGCAGACATATTGGGCCAAGCATTCCTGGGGATTTATCACATCGACCGGGACGCATTGCGCGCAGACTGGGCGAACCCGTATTACATCACGTTCACAATATCGGCTCTTCGTGATTGGTCCACGTTCGACAACGATACCCTGATGGTGATGATTGTCCTATGCCACAACGCATGTATCAGGATGGAAATTCAACCAGCCGGGCCGAGGTACTTCCGGTTTTTGTTCCACCAGCGCACCCGCGAAGGGGGAATTTACGAACGTATGCCAACTATCGAGGACCATGTGAAGTTTATTCAAGAGCATTACGCGCTGGGAGGACAGAATGAATAGGGATGAATTTGAACTTGCATTAGCGATAGTTTATGACGATATTGAGCCAGTTGCCACTCCGGAACTAATGGCGATACGAGATAGTATTCTTGCCGAGTTCGACCACCTGACCGCTGAAATCGCCCGCCTGCGTGATGCGGGGCGGTGGATACCGGTAACCGAACGGATGCCGAGCGATGGATTGCATGTTGAAATTGTATTGGACACGACCGTCAGAAATGTATCGCATGGTATCCATGAATCGTTTGAGGAAGGCGCACAGTGGTTAGATTTATTCATTGGCGATTTTGTCAGGGTTATTTATTGGCGCCCGCTTCCTGAGCCACCGATCGAAAATGCCGAGGTTCCCCATGTGCGACTGCATCCAAACCACCAACAAAGAACTCGAGAAACATAATACCGAGATTACTTTCCTGTTTTATCTCGATGGGACGAAGCAACCCAAAGCGATTATTGCCACCCAAAAGATAAACCCCAAAGTGCGCGGTAATGCAAAACGCGAGGCCGCTACATTCTGCCCGTTTTGCGGGGAAAGGTACGAGGGTGCGAAATGAGCAGTATTCGCAAAGGATCACGCGTTTTTGTGTCATGGCAAGATTTTATGTTTGCCACATATCGGTTACGCCCTGATGCAGTTTGGCACACGCGCGGTCGCAAGTCGCTGAAATATCGCAGAATGGCGGTGAAGAAATGAACCCAAAAGTGAACCCTGACTACGAAGGTCGATGCTCAGAATGCGCATTTTTCAAGGCGATAGATAGAAGTCGTGGCAAATGCTGGCAAATGGAGTTGACCGCGCAGACTGTTTCATCCGGGAATTGGTGCGGTGCATTCGTCGAAGTCAAAGACGATCCTTTCAAAAAGGACGAGGTGAAATTGTGACGCTACTTGAATTATTCGAACAATGCAAGACCGCCATCGAAGAAGCTGACAAGAGCGGATATACGCCCGGAGTAATTCTGAAGATACCCGAAGGGAACTCTGGAAGCAAACGCCGCAAAATGGTTTTAGCTCCCGGCGGCAAAGGCCCGATGGGAAAAATAATTTTGTGGGGATTCGATGGGTACGATACCGTTGTATTTAATCCGAGGGAAATTATTGTTTACCTGATAAATCTTGTCGGCATGGAAAACGAGGCGATGAAATGAGCGAAGTTACCTTATTTCCCGAATGGGTCAAAGCCCACGAAAGCGACGATCCATTGTTACCCGCCCGTATCCGCGCGATGCATAACATCCACGGCAAGGTCGAGGGACAGACCTGTAAGAAGTGTACTCATCTTGTCCGTTTTCGTGCCGGGTCGTATTGGTTCAAGTGCGAACTGACCAAACAGACACATGGAGCTTCGACAGACTGGCGGGCAGGTTGGCAGGCTTGCGGAAAGTACGAAGAAGGCCCGCAGGATCATGTGACGGTGAAATCATGAGCTACGTTTATGCGTTCTCAAGAGATGAGGCCGAGAGCATGCACTTCCTTGTCCTGGATTATGTCATCTCCATCACGGATCCGGAATCAGACCCGGCGAAGATCAGAGCCACTAACCTTTTGCGCCTGTCCTTCTACGATATCTGCACCACCATAACAACTTTGGATGGGAAATCATTCAACCCCATGACCGAAGCCGATGCGGATAAGATTGTCGAATTTGTCAGGGATATGCCCAAAAAGATATTCAACATTTATATCCACTGCGAAGCTGGCGTGAGCCGCTCAGCCGGGGTAGCCGCGGCAATATCAGAATATCTCTACTGGGATAATGTGCGCTTCTACGAGAAGAAGATACCTAACCCCTGGTGCTACAAGCTGTTATTGGACAAGCTGCATCAGTCAGGTATTCCACGGCGGGAAAAGAACTGGGGTGAACTCATGACCGACAAAAAGCAGGATGAGCATAAAGGCCATTATCAGGATAGCAACGGCTATTGGCAGAGTAAACGCTCCACCGAAAGCCGCATCGACCAGATAGAGGACGAGCAGAAAGAGCACAAAAAGAAGATGGAGGCGAAACGCGATGAATAAAGCGATGAATAAACCTACCGAACATGACGAACAATGCGCTTTGTTTTCATGGGCCGCGAGGATGGAATATCACCACCCCGAACTAAGATTGCTATTCGCCGTCCCCAATGCTGGTAAGCGGTCAATCGGATCAGCAATGTACTATAAGGCCGAAGGTTTGAAATCGGGCGTACCTGATATATTTCTGCCTTTTCCAAATGGCGTCCATCACGGCTTGATTATCGAAATGAAAGTCAAAGGCGGCAAAGTCTCCGAGAACCAGAAGGCTTGGCTTGACGCACTCACAATGGAATATTACGCCGTTCATGTCTGCTGGTCTTTCGAGGAAGCCAAGAGCGTTATTTGCAAATACTTGTCGATTGACGAGGCGAAAAATGATTATTAAGGAACCTTTCACTGGTGAACTGATTTCCGTCTTGAAAGCAGAATTGATCTTCACCCAATACGCGCAGACAAAAGCCCCTAAATGGGGTGTACAAAAAGTGTACACCTTGCCCCCCGACAACGAACCGACCTACAAAACTGACGTTGATATTTCGGCGTTTTTGACAAATGAACATATCCGGTTATCCTGGCGCGAGATGGCAAAAAAGTACGGAATTTCGTGTGGAACCCTCGACGCTTACGCTCATGGCAGGCCAGTGAAAAACCAGAAGCATCGCAAGGCTCTCGGTCTATCTCCGCTCGCGCTTGCCCCTGCTTGTCCAGAATGCGGCGAGGTACACACAAAGAAAAGGTGCGATAAAAAGAAAAACGACGATAAGCCAAAGCCGCCCCTGACCCCCAAAGAACAGCGCGCCAAAGCCGTTGCCAGCCTCCAGCGCGCCATCAATAAAGCCGCCAAGCTCGAACTCGATCCGTGGTGGAACACCGAATTAGCCGATATGCAAAGCTGTCTCGAAAGGATCAAATCATGAAGAAAATGGAAACCGTAATTGTTGTTCTGATGGTCGGCGTGTTTACCGCGCTAATCATTATCAAACTGCTGCGAGTGGCGATATGACCTCTCAGGCCATCAAGGAACTACCCGAGCAGCGCATCGCCGCTTACGACTGGTTTTATGAGCAGTGCACGAGCGCGCAAAAGGAAACCCTGGACAGGTGGGTGGAGAAGTTGCGCTGCGACTGCCGCGGCCCCTTTGGGGAGAAGTCGGCGAAGGAGCTGATCGTCGCCATCCTGACGTCCGATGATGCCAGGCTCAAGATGTGAGGAAAAGATGGATAAATACTTTATCGATGAAACAACACAGAAATATATCGGCACACAGGCAGAGGATCGCCTATCGGTCACATCCGACCTGCAGTACCTGGGAGAGAACGGAATCACTGCCGTCTCCCCGGAGCGCTGGCAGCAGGCTCAACGTTACGAACGCCGCACCTGGTCAGAGCTGAACGCAGGCGCGAGCGATGACCGCAACGTTGATCACATGGAGCGCTTTGACGGGTACGAGGCGCTGAAGGGTAAATCCTTCAACTGTGCCATCGAGCTGGGATGCGGCATGTTTACCAACGCGCGGTTGATCCTGCCGCTGATCAAGGCGCGCGAGCTGCACCTCCTTGATCCCCTGCTGGCAAAATATATCGACCTGCCAGGCTGTGCCTATCCAGATATAGCCCAAATGACCCGAACGACCTTCACGGTATCCTCCATTGAGGATTATCAGGCTGTTTACACATTCGACCTGGTCATCATGATCAACGTGCTTGAGCACTGCCAGGATGCTCAGAAAGTCTTTGACAAGATCCTCGAAATAACCGCACCGGGCGGCACATTCGTATTCTCTGAGCCCGTCTGGCCCATCGAGGCCATTCAGGATAAGGCGCTCAATGAGTACGACGCCGGCCACCCCCTGCGCGTGTCAAATCAGTTTGTCGTCGATTTCCTCATGGAAAACTTCAATCCGGTTTATGTCCATGACTTCTATGGTCTGTATGAGCAGGCCGAGCGCCAGGATATCTATTTCATCGGGAGGCGGAAGTAATGAGCACACTTGAAGTAGTAGTTGAGGCTGTATTTATATGGATAGCGCTGTGGCTATTGCTCGTTCTCGTGGTTGGCGTGGTGGAAAGTATCCGTGATCTTTTCAAACGTTATCTGCCCCACGTTGGCGAAGTCTGGGAGGATCGCAAGACGGCTCATCCGTGGGTAAAGCGTGACCGGGTTGAGATAATTGATGTGCGCGAAGGCTGGTTGAAATACAAAACGATCGATCCACAAAGATGGTCATACGATCCCACCGCGGTGAAAATATCCTCATTCACGCGCCTGTTTCGCAAGTCGAAAGATCAGACAAAACCTCGTTGTTATCATATTGGGGTAGACATTGGAATAGGGGACATGACCGCCGTTAGCATTATCGACCGCATGACGCCCATGCCGGGCGCACGGTTCGATTTTACTTTTCCCAAACAAAGTAAAAAGATGCTCAAGAAAATCAAACAGGGTAAGTTTTATGGTTACTCTATGGGCTCGAAGAAGGCAGGCAAGAAATGAAACGCACCCTTCACTTTGTTTATGCCGGCGACCCACTCAACGACGGAGCCATTCAGACCCCTGCGACGATCACGAACCACGTCTACCGCGCGCTGGAACCATACTTCAACATGCGCTATTACGACTGGCAGTACAGCGGCCCTTTCGATGTTGGCCCGGATGATATTGTTCTCGGTCATCCGCACTGGAACGAAAATACCATCATCCAGTGGATATTCAGACAGCATATTTATGGTAGACCCAAACCTGCCGCTCGCTACCTGATCTTTCCCTTTCACCACGGCATGCCAGAAATAAACCTGCCGTTCAATGAGCTGGTGATGAGCTGTGACCGCTACTTCGCCATCACCGGGGATTATTGGATGAACACGATTAACCACTCGCCATTCCAGATGTGGTCATCAAAGATGGTCCAGCTCAATAATGCCATCGACGTGTCACGCTTCCCGTTTTTACGCGAGAAGTTCAACGGCCCCGGTAAGCGCGCCCTGTTTTACATGGGTCGCAACTCTCCCGAGAAAGGCCCGGCTCAGCTGGCCGAGCTGGTGCGCCGCAGTGGATGGACGCTGTATTATGCCGGCGATATAGACCTATCGCTTTTCCGTGACATCGACCTGGTGCACCTCGGATTTATCAACGTGCCAGAATGGGCGCCTTATATTGTCGAGCACTGCGATTACTTCATCAACATGAGCGTGTCCGATGCCAATCCGACCACGATCATCGAAATGGCGGCTATTGGCCTGCCTGTTTTGGCGACCAAAGAATCCGGCTATGGTAATGACGTGGTGTCCATCCGCATGGACCTACAAAAAATGGACTACAACCTCCACGTGCTGGATGAATTGCAAAAACAAACCGCCGATACCTGCCCCTTGAAATGGGCGACAGGGGCGCGGGCCAATGTCGAGAAGACCTACAACTGGGATAAGTTTACAGCGCCGATCCTGGCGGAAATGGAGAAGTGGATATGATTTACCTGACCATAGCTGTGGTTATATTGTTGATTGCCAACATCATCCTGTTCGCCCTCTGGCGGATGGAAAACGGCTTTTGCAAGGCGGTTATCCGGCAGCTGCGCCATACTGAGTTTGAACGCACCGTTTATGAAAGCACCATCGATGGCATGTTTCCTGACGACGAGAGCAAGAAGCAGCTCAAGGATCTCAAATCGAAATTAGGCGAGGTACTCAAATGATACTCATCGACGGCGTTATCTTCCAACTGCAGGCCGGCAATCCGCTGGGCATCTCGCGCATCTGGCAGCACCTGATCGGCGAGATGGCAAAATCCATGCCGTGGGACCAGGTCAAAGTGCTGCGGCGAGCAGGTTATCCCACGGGTTTAAACGGAGGCTTTGAAGAGATCGAAATACCGGCTTATCCCCTCTTTGACATGGACCGTGACGATGCGATGCTTGGCAGTAAATGCGCGGAACTGCAAGCCGATCTATTTATCAGCACCTATTACAGCCGGGCGGCAGGCGTCAAAAACCTGCTGATGATCTACGACATGATCCCTGAGGTCATGGGTATGGACCTGTCCTATCCCGAATGGGTAGCCAAGCGCCGCGCCATCGAGGCGGCTGAGCGTTTTATCTGCATCTCCAAAAACACAATGCTCGATTTGCGAAAGTATTATCATGTCGACATTGATGATATGTTCCTCGCCTACTGCGGTGTGGATCCTGAGGTGCGCGAGGCGAGCAATAAGGAAGTGGACGACTTCACGGAGAAATACGGCCTAACCCAACCCTACTTCCTGATGATGGGCCATCGCGGCGGGTACAAAAACGGACAGGCGTTTTTCAACTCTTACGCCAAACTGGCGAACAAGGATAAGTTCCAGGTTGTCATCGCCGGCGGTGGAGGCCCCTCCCAGGAGGAACGCAACTGCGCCGGGAATAACCTGGTTATTATCGGAAACATTCCCCACAATTCGCCCGAACTGCGCGCCGCATATTCTGGCGCTTTGGCCCTGATTTACCCTTCCCTCTACGAAGGCTTTGGCATGCCTGTCTTGGAGGCGATGGCCTGCGGGTGCGTAGTGGTGGCGAACCGCACCTCTTCCATTCCAGAATTCGCCGGGGATATTCCGATTTATGCTGATATATCCATTCCCGAAGAATTCGAGCGTGTGGTTGAAGAATTGACCCGCCGCGACCTGGGTACGAGAGACGGCCTGATCATGCGTTCCGTTTTCCCCGGAATGAAGGCGGCCCAACAATTCACCTGGTACAAAATGGCCCGAACGTTACGTCAGGCCTGCGAGGTGCTCCATGTCCAATAATTACAGAGTATCCGCGATTGTGTCGACGTACAACAGCGAAGCCTTTATCAAAGGCTGCATCGAGGATCTGGAAGCCCAAACCATATCCGACAAAATCGAGATCATCGTAATTGACTCCTGCTCGGATCAGAATGAAAAGGATATCGTGCTCCAGCTGCAGGCTACATATGGCAATATCCTTTACCTGCGCACACCTCAACGCGAGAGCATTTATAAGTCATGGAACCGCGGCATTCAGATGGCCAGCGGCAAGTACCTCACCAATGCCAACACAGACGACCGGCACAGAACTGATGCTATCGAACGGCTGGCGGATACGCTGGATGCACACACCAATTATGGCGTGGTTTATGCGGATAGCTACATCACTGATGAGATGAACGCTACATTCGATACCGCGACTGTATCCGGGCGTCTCGCGTGGCCAGACTTCAGCCGCAAAGAGTTGTTCAATAACTGCATCATTGGCCCCCATCCCATGTGGCGCAAGAGCCTGCACTATGCCCACGGTTTATTTGATGAGAATATGCGCTCCGCCGGCGATTATGAATTCTGGTTGCGCATCTCCGAGAAGGTGATGTTTACACACATCAACGAGCCGCTTGGCTTGTATTATTGGTCGGCTAGTTCCGTGGAGCACCGCAACGCTACCCTGTCCTTCGATGAGTCCGAGATCGCCCGCGCGCGCTACTGGAACTTCCCCAAAAGCCACGCCCGGACAGGTCGGTCTTATGCTGTACAGGGTGGAAGGATTGAAGCGCCGGCAATCATCAAAAAACGCGAAGCCGAGCCCGAGCCGCTCGTGTCGGTGATTATGCCGACTTATAACCGCCCCGATCAGCTGAGAGAGGCGATCCGCTCAGTCTCCGAGCAGACCTATAAGTCCATCGAGCTGATCGTGGTCAACGATGGCGGCTGTGAGTTATACAATGTGGTCAAGGAATTCCGCGTGAAAATGGATATAAATCTTATCCCGCTGACCGCGAACTTCGGCACATCGCACGCCCGTAATATTGGCATGCTGTCTTCCACGGGCAAGTTTATTGCCTTCCTCGATGACGACGACATTTATTATCCCAACCATATCGAAACGCTGGTCAATGCGTGGAACTCTGCGCCGAAGGGCATAGCCGGGGTTTACTCGGATGCCGTGCAGGTCAATTTGATCATGGGGGATAACGGCCCACAGGAGCGAAGTCGGTCAGTCGTCTGGTCTGAGGATTACGACCTGCAAAAGCTGCTTGTCTCTAATTACATTCCCAACCTGTGCTACATGACGACACGCGAACTCGCTGTAAATTCGGGAGGATTTGACGAGACCCTGGAAGCGCTAGAAGACTGGGAATTCCTGATGCACCTGTCCACGTTGGGCGCTTTTCACCATGTCAAAAAGACGACCTGCGAATATCGCCAGAACTGGGGCGTAAAGTCACGCAACATCATCACCGATGCGGTCAAGGTAGATTTGTATAAGAAGATCTATTCTCGCTATGCAAAGCATGCCGACAGAAATACGCTTGCCGAACAGGAGTATCTACTTCAGAGAATAATCGTACATGCGGCGGCTTTCCCGTAAAATAGCAAGTGTTCTAACAGCAGAATTGAAAATCCCCTCAAAAGAGGGGATTTATTTTATTCCGGGAATTCTTTGAGCTCGGGTATCTCAGCGGGAACTTCGACGGGTGGTTCAGGCGGAGCGGCTGCTGCCGAAGCTACCCCCATGTTATATCGCATGGCCAGCTCGATCAGCTTCGACACGGTAATATCACCCACAACGCCTATCTCGTTCACGACAAAGCCCACGTTGCCGATCGGCCCCATGCCGTAGACACCGCGCTCGCCGTCAATTCTCAGCGACTTGCCGTGGGACATGTTTTCGAGTATTTCGGGAATGACCCTGAGCCCGGCGATAAACTCAACCTGGCTCATGCTGGATTCGGGTTGGGTCGGCACGGCGACGTTGCCGTTTTTTACCCCCGCCATGACAGCAGGGTCATCATAATTGGGGACTTCGAAACTATCCTGATCTGACATTTTATGCCTCGACTTTCGCGTTATCGTAAATCTCTTGAAACACACCTAGAATGGCGTCGGCGTTATTGTCTGCATTCTGCCGCATGGCAAACTCGAAAGGCGCGCCGGCGGCGTGCGCGCGATGCTCGTCCATGTGATCGACCATGCCCGACAATACCATCAGCCATTCTGATGCATCGTTTTTGACCAGCCGGCCATAAGTCCCTAGTTCGCTGTAGGCTTCCACGTTCGACCCGACACAGGGTATTTGCATGGTCATATATTCCAGCGGCTTGAGCCATGACCGACGGTTGTCATAACTGCCGCACAGCGGAGCGATGCCAATATCGAAACGCGCCAGGACGCCGGGCCAATCCTCGAAAGGCACGAAAGGCTGAAATATCTTTTTGCCTTCGGGTAGGTCGATCATGTCGTAAAGCGCCCTGGGGCCGGCAATCATGATCCTGACGTTATCGTGCGCGCGGGCCACTTTTGAGAGGACTGTAGGCAGGCCGATCTGCATAAAGCTCTGCAGATGACCCAATGAGCCACCCCAGCCGATGGTGATATCGTCGCTCTCCACTTTGGGGAATTTCTGATAATGGGCCACGTCCAGGTAATTGGGCAGGTAAAGGGTCGGCGTATATTTAGCCCAGTCGCGGACGAGCACGCGCGAGGGCATGACCGCCGCATCGCATAACCCCAGCCCCCGCTTGAACTGTTCCAGGGGAACGGGTGACATGACTTTTGTCACCTCGCGACCGTTCTCAATGGCACGGTACTCGCCCTTTTTCCACAGGCGATAAGAGATGTTGTTCGGCTTGATCAGGTCGTAGGCATCATCGAAATTGGCGACAATGATCTTGCCCTTGTCTTTCCAGTAGCGGATGGTATCGAGGGTATCGGCAAATAGATTGCGCTCCACGACGATAATATCCGAGTGCGAGCAGTAATTCTCAGCCATCTCAGATCGCTGATTGAACTGCAGCAGGGGGAGCAGGGCGGCTTTGGCCTTGCCGGAGTGATTGACAGCTTTGGTCAGGGTGAAGCAGCGGTGAATTGATGTGTTCAATTCGTGAGGTAGATCAGCGTAAACAAAAGTTAAAATCATGTTGGCCTCATAAAATCAGATGTCCGTTGTCCTGCTTTCCCGGCGGTCGAGACCAGAGCTTTGCAGGACAACGGACATCTGAACGGGAAAAAGCTCTATTGTCTCGACTTTCGCATTGTAACATAAGTTTTAATTAACATAAGATAATATTAATCTATTCTTGGACGACAAAATAATAACGCCCCCGTTTTTTAGGGGGCGTTAGGCTTGTTAGCCGGCAGGCGTGGCAGGGTCTGTGGGCGTTTTTTCGCCAATATGCGCATCGGTCAGTTGGCTGATTTGTGCCTGTGAGCCGGTGGCGTTAGCCACAATGGGAGTATCGGGCGCGATGGGAGTGGTATTGCCGCCGGTGTCAATCGTGGTATCCGTGAATAGGATGCGCAGAACGACCGCGGCGAACCCACCGAGAAACACCGTGACCGCCTGAACTTTGGCTACGTTATCAGGAGAAAGAAACGCGGCCATCAGGGGTTGAATGAGGGGGAGAATTCCGACCAGGATCATGACGATCCCTAACCAAATAGTTTTTGATTCGTACCATTGTTTCATGATTAGATACCTTCTTTCTTTGTTTTACGTTTTGCATCTGCCATTTTGCGCAATGATTCGCTCAGCAGTTTATCGTGTTCTTGAAAATCTTCGTTTAGGTCAAATACTGTTTTGGTAACAGCATGCAGCGTAATGGCGGCTTCTTCCAGCTCGCCCACCTTTTTTGTCATAGTGCTATCGTGGCTCTCAATTTTTTCGGATAACACTTGTATTCCCTGGGTCAGTTGCTTCAGGCTTTCCGTTACCACGCGCATATCGGTGGTGTTTTGAGCGTTCAATATTGTAAAAAAATCCCGCCACTCCTGATCCCTTTTTGCAATGTAGTTCAAGAAGATCATTACCACGACGATGACGGCCCCGGCTGCGCCGAGATTGATAAGGGACGTGAATGTTTCAGCGGTCATTGATTATTTACCTCGTCACTTTACAAATTTTGTGCCGTTGAGCTGAGCGCACACCCACAGCGCGGGTGAGAACTCAATCCAGACGGATGATGGCTGAATGCTGATGTTGATAATGGATATAACTGTGCCAGCCTGGAGAATGGCGCCTGTTTTGCTGTAAGTTGTGCCCGGCCCTGTGCGGATGTTCATGCTGGTTGACAGGGTGACTGTCAGCGCGGTGGATGGTTCGGGAGATGGCACTACAGGTGGTACTACCACAGGGATAGGATCAACTGGCGCGGGGATGTCCTCGATAATCGTATCTGGATTTGTCACCCCAAAATAGTCATAAAAACTCTGCTTGCTCCCTGTCCAGACAGATAAATCAATTCCACCACCACCATAATGTGTCTGACCAGCTGCATCAGTTATCACGGTGTCCAGAGCATACTGCCTCATAATGCACTTCGCCCAACCGGGTACAGGAACCTTTATTGCCGGGTTCGGGTAAAGCAGATTATCCCACTTCCAAGAATTAGAGTAGCCAGCACCATGAGCGCACCATAGGTCGAATGGATTCTGTTCACGTCCTAACCATGTAATCATAGAAGGTGAATAATCCACCATGTAAGAATACCGGGTGTAAATAATCTGTTTTACTTTATTCAGAATCGGGTCTTTTTGCATCCACTCCCAGAAGGTTCGAGAACGGTCTGAGATATTGGTGTTCGTTTCGTTTCCGCCTGTCAAGTTCCCGTGGTCTTCCAGATCGAGCGAGATTACGTCAATCTTCTTCAGCTTTCCACCACTGGTCAGAGCCTGTTTCAGCGTCTGAAATTCGAAGTCGTGTTCCGGGTCGTCTTTTCCAGCCTGATAGTTTCCCGGTTCGAAGTAGTGGTAAGCACCAAACAACATGCGGTTTGGCTTGCAGTTATATGCAAGTGTGCAGCGTTTATCGAACTGCACATCTTTGTAATTTGCATGGTCCATCGGATTACCGGGTCGGATAAGCTGGAATCCATCCGAACATTTATGAATCACCATCCTCACCCCTTTAGCATACAGGTAGTCCATGTCTGCCTGAGTCATATCCTTTTCGTTGTAATGGCTCAGATCGACAATCAGAACCCTGTCACCAAGAGGATAAACTTTAGTTAAACCAACGGCTACAAGTGCCTTCTGAAAAAGGTTCATATTGACTCCACCACGTTACTGAATATCTGCCCGATAGCCGGGCCGAGCAACGCCAGAATAACAATCACGACCACGGCCACCAAGACGAGTATGAGTGCATACTCAACTAACCCCTGTCATTTTTCTTTCGGCGTGAATAACATTTTATTCTCCTTATAATTGTGTTGTATCTACGGATTTAAATAATCTTTTTATACGCTCGTTGTGTCCGTGGCGGGAGAGAGCCAATATGAAGTAAGTCTAATATTATATCCTGATGCATTAGTCCCATTTGTTACTCCCTTTAAAACGTGTCTACCCGATGTTGGTATATATATTGAATTTGAGTATTTAACATTCAAAACTAGACCACTACCATGAAAGTCCAAACCAGAAGAAACTAATGTATTGTCTACATACCAATCTAATTTCCCACCATCACTATAGGCAACACCCAATGTAGACAATGTATAAGAACCTGAAGAAGCAATAAACCCATTTGTAAACGTGTCTCCATTACTTGCAGAGTCCGGTTCTGTGTTAAATCCATGAAATTGCCCTGACCTATAGTATGTACTATAAGAACCACCAGATATAACCAATAATTCATCGTGCCACATGGTCGCCCGTTGGGGGTAAATTCCCGACCCTCCCCCCGATCCGCTCGTGCCATTGCTCGCTGCGGTGATATGACCGAATTCGTCAATCGTAGCGTTTAGATTGGTGTAACTGCCCGAAACAACCGTGGTCGTGTCGTGAGAGATGACTGAGCCTGATACGTGGATGGGAGCGGTGGCGGAATAAGAAGATGAACTAGGAGTGCCGCCATCCTTGAGAGATGATCCACTTGTACCATTCCAAACGGCTAGATGACCGTCAGTTACAGAACCCGAAGCGACCATTCCGCC